CTAGCTGGCCCACAGGGAGCACACAGGGATAGCCCTAGTGCCACGTAGAGCGCACCCCTATGGCCCACAGGGAGCACACAGGGATAGCCCTAGTGCCACGTAGAGCGCACAGGAGCCACGCAGTGCCACGCACAGGAATAGCCATAGGATAGCACTAGCGATAGCACTAGCGCAGCGCAGGGGGCCACTGGGAGCGCACTAGGGGTGCCCCAACCATCTAGACGGCTAGACATCCAGCCACCCAGTGCCCCCCCCCCCCCCCCCCCTAAATTGACGCTAGACACCCCTATGGGGGCAATTGGGCACGATCAGGGTGAGGGACCCTGTCGGGTAAGTATAACAAATTTCGAGTTCAGATATAGACGTGCACGCCCCAGTGATACCCAGGGATACCTCTAGGGCACTTACAAGAACGCTCCCCGGGAACCTATCACTTCACTACGTTAAGCAGTGCGTAAGCATACCTAACGTCAGCGCCAGCCACCGTTTGGATGTTGACGCGCACCTGCTTAGCCCCGATAGGCACCTTACCTCGCAACGTATTCTTACCAATCACTTTCCACCCGGTAGTAGTGCCTAAGTTGGCGGACACACCCCCTGATAGTACAGTACCCACTCCGTCCAGGAACGCAATAGATACCTGACCGGCATTAGCGGGAGTGCTGATAATGTTTACCATCAAGCTCATACTAAACATTCCTGGATTAGTAATAGCCTGCACTTGCGACACGTTCGCGCCTACACTAATCGGAGCTACGTGCAATACCCCTTCGCTGCCCTTGGGACCGGCATTAGCTAAGTACTCCACCACGGAAGAGCTACCCGTACCCTTATCTACAGTCCAAGCCCCGAGGCTACCGTAACCAAAATCCCAGTTACTTAGAACACTCAAGCTCTTATGAATAGGGCACGTACCTGCTCCATTACGCAGCTGCAGCATAACACCAGAGGTTGTGACTGTACCGTCCCCACCAACGAACGCGTGATAGCCCAGCTCCTGCTCCTGCTGGTAGTGTCCACCATAAGGAACAGTTACACCTATTAAGTTCAGGGTATTGTTGGTGGATACATACAGCAGTGCCTGAGTCTGCCCAGGGTTACTGTTTGTAACTATACTACCACCAATGATATTGAATACGTTAGTATGCCCAGCGTTAATCTCAACGTATCTGCGGGTATTTGTACTTCCCGGATTCTCAAAGTTGCACCCATTACAAGTTACTATCGCACTACTAGCCGAATCCACAAAGAACGTGATGTTCAGGAACGAGCAAGTATTAAACACCATCGTATAAGAGGAGCAGGATAACCTTATGTTGCTACCGGCACCATCAAAGAACTGGCAGTGGTAGAAGGATAGGATTTCACCAGAATCATCCAGCCCAGAGGGTACGTACAGTATCCCGTTAGCGTTTAACGCATTAAGGCTGTTAACCTTGTAGAACAGGAACCGCCAGGAGTTATGCCCCATCCTAATGTTGTAGTCGAACTTGTCGAACGTGCACTCGCGGATTTCCGACTGCCCATTATAGCTCTTATCGGCACCTACAGTTGCCCGGCCAATCAACACCCCGGTGGTACCAGCTACCTTGGCCCCGAATACGTATAAACCTTCTAATGCCGGGCTGAGGTTATTGTAATAGGCTGCCGGAGTGTAGCTGTACGAGCTGTTTATAGAGAATACCGCAGAACCTGTAAACTCTGTACAGTCGATGCGTACCTTACCCCTATAGCCAGCAATACCGGCCTTGGATGGGTCAATAACAATAGTACTACTACCCTTAAACTTATAATATCCGACACCCAAGTAAAGGTCCGTATTAACAGAGGCTGCATAGGCATATGCCGCAGCTACATAAGGCCTACTATCCACGTCGGAATTTGGTAGGGCCCCGAACATGTCAGCCCAGATGGGCCCGTTAACTATACGCAACAACCTAGTACCGTTAGCTGCCACCACCACTGTGCCGTCGTTTCCCGCAGCAGTGCTGCCGGTGTCAACTTTGAATAACCCGCCACCTAGACCCGTACCCTCATGCCAAGCCAACAGATTAACAATCTGCCCGTTCTCGGTGTGAGGGAAGGCCTTCAATTTTGCCATACTATCAAATTGTGGGTAGTCGACCCCGTAACCCTCGGCCTTAACAGTAGCCACTAGTGCCATATTAACCTCCAATTCCAGTGAGCGCCGATGCGGCTGCCTTCACATTCTTATATTGATTTCCAATGGCCTTACTCTGCCACTGCCTGCGTTCCCATAGGCCCCAGCACACTTTGTTGCGCTGCCCGTTAATGTATTGGGAACAGTCGAAGGTCCAGCGGTTGCCGCCCTTATACACCCAACCAGCGCCCGGAGACTTCTGCTGGTACTTGCTAATGTAGCGCCAGTCCAGTACGGCCTTTCCCGCTGCTGCATAATCCAGGCTTTTGAGATGCCGCTTCACGGCGCTACCGTCGAAGCCAGCTACGCCTACGTTATAAATGAAATCTACAGACCCAAGCAGAGCTACGTCAGAGAGCTGCATGGGAAGCCCGTCAAGAGCTTTTGCATGTGCCCCTGCCGATTCTATTAGTTGCTTCTGACAATCGCTCAGCGTGGCTCTCTGGCCCATCTTGACGCCCTTTGTCTCACCGTAGCAGATTGTAGGGACACCAGCACTATCTTTATAGGCGGTAAGACTCAGACCCTCGTTGTGCTGGACTACGCCGGTAATGGCACCGCCGAGCATAGTGGCCCCCGTGAGGGCCGCAATAACCTTAGTCCTTAAACTCATATTTAATAGTCCCCTTACGTGCCTGCTCCTCTAGGAGCTTGAATGTACGTCGCTTGTAGTACGCATTCCACGCCAGGGTTAGCACTGCGCACACAGTCGCAGTGATGAAGCTGATAGTGCTCCAGTTCCAGCTCATTAACTCTGCCAACCAACCCCCTGATACCGTAGCGCCGGTAACTGCTGCACCTGCCCGGGTAGCGAGGTCTGCTCCAACTACGTCCCCTACCTTAATCATCCTGCTGCCCCTTCTTCCTGAACAGCTTACGAATCACCAGAATGACCACTAGGAAGACCAGAGGAATGCTGGCCCCAGCTAATCCGGCGAGGATAAGACTGTAACTATCATTGTTAACCACTTGCAGGCGCTCTGCCTGGATTGTGCCGGTACTAATAGTCTGCACTTGCTTCTTGCTAGAAGTATCCAGGGTGCCTACGTTAGAATCTGATACATCAGTTTTGTTGGTGGTGCTGGAGTCCACCTTGTTATTCAAGCCAACGGTCTGTTTGGTGTTCTCGGCACCAACCTGAGCAGATACATCCGGCTTAGAACCAACTAAGCCGGTGAGTGCAGAGGTCGCCGAGCAACCAGTCAGAGTAACCGCGAGCAGTAACCCAGCGACCAGCTTACGCATTAGCTAGCAGCCTTCACTGCGGCTACTGCAGCTTCAAGTGCAGCAATCTTGGTATCGAAGGCAGCACCGGTCTGGACCACGTTCTGCGGCTGCGTAAGGATAGCATACAGGTCCTTACCGAGAATGTTCGGCTGACGCAGCAGCTCCTGCTGTTGCGCTGAGGTTGCTTTTGCAATTGCCATGTGTACTCTCCTTATTCTGCCGCGTCAGTGGCGGCTACGAACGCACTTTGCAGTGCAGTGAATGAAGTGTCAAACGCTGTACCAGAGCCCTCACCGAGCGGCATACCCGTACCCGTAAGGGCGACGTAGCCGGTCTTAGAGAGCTGCGACAGCATGCTGAACAGGCGCGCCTGCAGCGTACCGTCATCCTTAAAGGCTGTACCAGCACGGGTAGCCGTATAGCCCTGGGACTGCATGTACGTGAAGAACGTGTTCAGCTTAGTCAGGGCGGTCGTACCTACGAAGCCTACGTTGTAGTCCGGCTGCACCTGCTTCTCCAGGTTCTGGCACGTGCCTACAATGGCGTACTGTACGTCCGCAGTTTTAGCTGCGATGATTGATGCCATTATCTTCTTCCTCTATGTTGTTTACCTCTGCCGCGGTTCTGCAGCCGAGCAGCTACACCCCGAAGGCCCTTAGACACTTTGCTCTGTACCCAATCCAGCGGGTTCTCAATGAAGGCCCGGGCCATCTTCTCAGACTCACGCTCAGCCACCACTTTCTCATCTTCCACCAGATGCCCGTTCAGCGTAGCCACCATCATAGCGATTGCGTCTGCTCGGTCATCCTTCGCCAGACTGCCTCGGTCGTACGTGATGCCGGACAACTGCGCGAACGCAGAGTACAACCAACGTCTATCGCGGGAGTATGACATACAGGTGCTAATATCGTCGTGAATAGCACGCTCATGCACTACTAGGCGATGGCGGCGAGTAACTGGGCTGATTGTGTCGATGATACGACGTTCTTTCTGCGTTGAGTTGTTCAGGTCCCGTACACCGATACCGGCGAGACGCCGCTCCCGCAGACGGTTCAGGATAAGCATAGACACGGTACCATGCCCCATGTTGCTTTCCACCACCATATCCGGGATGTCCAACTCTACGCACAGGTCAATCAGTTTATCAATGTTCTCTTCGCTGATACCTCCTTGGAAGCCGCCCACGGAGAATAGGTGAATGTACGAGTTCGCAGCACCCCCAGCAGCGTAGGACACTTCGTCTCCGCCACAACCAGCTGGGTCCACCACCAGCACCTTATGTTGGTACGGCAGGTGCATGTCCCCGTAGAATGCCGGGAAATACATCTGCTGGCCCATAATCCCCTCATGCTCGTGCTGGTACAGGTACCGGCGGTCCGCAATATAGGAGAACGTCTCCGGGGAGGAATCCTGGCTGCCGGAGTAAACCAGCATATCCGAAAGCTTGATGCGCGTACGCATTTGGTCGGACAGGGTGGTGTCGAGCATGTACTGCAACTGGAAGCCTTCCGGACCGAAGTCCAGCTCCTTCTCAATCAGAGCATCCTCGTCATAGCGCCCGGTGTCCGTGCTCTCGCCTAGCGTCCCATCGACTCCGAAGCCGGTGCGTTTATAGCCGCGCTCAATGAGCTCCAGTATATAAGGAGCAAGTGTACTTCCATATCGCTCTTCCATTTCAACAGACGGAATGCGCCCAGGCCACACGCGCACCTCGAAGCCACGTCCCGGCAGGGTTTTATAGATACTGTCCTTGGTCTGCGGTGTACCCAGGTACAGCGTATCCCCGTGCGTACAGATAGCTGCAAAGTCTTTAGAAATCATCAGCAGCTGCTCACGCTGGGTTTGCGTTAAGCCGTTCTTGGTGGTCTCGATATCATCTGGAATCAGCAGGTCCGCGCGCTTCCCCTGCAGAGATGCAGTAATACCTACGCAGGCTACGCTGGCGGATTTCTCCAGCGGCTTAAGGTCACAGTGTACGTCATAACCTTCGAACGAAGTACGGTCCCCACGAGTAGGGTCGGCCTTCAAATAGCACAGCAGCGGCCACGTCTCAATCATACGAATGATTAAGTTCGCTACGTCAGACGCCTGCTTCTCGGCGCCGGACACAATCAGGATACGACAGGATTGGTCCTGTATGAGCCTCCAGACGGCGTACAATGCGGCCAGTGTAGACTTAGCCTCACCACGCTGCGCGGCCACCATGCGCTTCCTAGGGCCCTTCTGCATGTACTCTGCAATGTCGGCCTGCATGTCCGTCAATGTAAAACCCAGGAACCGCATACCGATGTATGCGAATTCCCGGAAGTCACTTAGCGCTGCGGCCATCATCATCGCGATGTCCTCGCGCTCCTCTTTGGGAATACTGCGCGGATTCGCGCTATAACCAGTAAGTTTCTGGTTGAGCATGCGCAGTCTTCGCGCAGTCTTCACCGATACCATTAGACAATTCCTTCTAGTAAGTCCTCTGAGTCTGAACCACCAACTTTGTTTAGAATCTCTTGCTTACGCGCCTCTCTACGCGCCGCCAGTTCGTCATCGAACTCGTCACGAAGGTCCTGCATCTCCTCGGAATCAGCGTCCGCGGTGATGTCGTTGTCCTTCAAGAACTTAGCGATAACTGATTTATCTGCGGCGGGAAGCGGCACCTCGTCTTCCTTAGACTGCTTGATTTCTTCAATCAAGGCCTCAGTGAACATGCGGTGCAGCTCCGAGAGGCGACTACGTTTAGCCGCCCCTGCCATTATCTAACCCTCATTGCTCTAATATAACCCTGAGCAGTACAGGTACCGGTAAAGGTGGCCTGTGCTACCAGGTACACAGTGGTTGTTGCACTCAACCGTAGACGGCGCGACATACCCTGTCTTGAAGAATTCCCAGCCGCTAACGTGGTAGTTATGGAATATAAGTCGTACCAGTTGCTAGGTAACACTGCACTGGTGCTACTAACCCCAAAACTGAGGGCAGTAACGTTGCCGCTATTAGTGACTAACAGAGCACTCTCAAGCTCGTACTCCCCCGCCGGTAGGCTCAAGGACAGAACGTTCAACGGGGTTCCGCTGGTAACGCTTACAGCTGCAGCGGTTGCGGCACTCAGTACTTCCCCAACTACTCCAGCAGCTGCAGCTACACCGTCAATGCGTCCAGATATGCCGCCGCTCAACCCCGTTAATGCAGTGATGTCGCCGTTGCTACCGGACGCTGCTGCTCCCAGATTGGCCCTAGCAGTAGCGGCGTCAGCAGCTCCAGTGCCCCCCTTTGTAATAGGAAGGCTACCAGTTGCTCCCAGGGTAGCGTCGCCAGTACCGTCAAAACTGGCCGGGGTAGTGGACGTCAAATCCACCACCAAAGCCCTTGCTGTGGTCAGTTTTGCGGCCGAATCGGCGGCACCAGTGGTGTTACCGGTACCGCCTTGGGCTTTACTTAGTGGCGTGGTAAGCCCGCTTAAACTCGTAATATCGGAGTTAGCACCCTTGGCTGCCTTGGTCCCTACTGCCGCTTGATAGTCCAGAATTATCTGTGCATCGGCATCGGCCCTGGCTGACGCCTCTTCCCCTAACGCTGTAGCTGTGGCGTAAGTTTCCGATAACTCTGCGTCATAACCCAGTCGGGCAGATACCAATGTACCTGCTGGAAGCACCTCTGCAAACAGTAAAGTATTATCCACCACCTCGAAGCTATAGCCAGGAATCTGGTTTACCCCCTGCACGTAAACTATAGCCTTTGTGAAAGACAGCCCAGGTGTTACTTCGTCAGTAGCCTCTGCCAGTATGGTGTACCAAGGATAGCTTACTGTTGGCTCCCCAGAGATAAAGGTCTGCTCTAGGTTGGTAGTACGAACATCAAGCGCGTCGTCTGCGGCTTTACGCGTAACCGCCTCAGTAGCCACTGCGTCTACCCATCCCGAGTGCTCTGCGTCAATGCGCTGCCCCAGTAAGGTGTCCGCGGCATCAACATACGACTTAGTGGCGGCATCTTGAGCGTTGATTGGGTTAGCTAGGTCGGTTATCCGGTACCCGTTCATACTGATAGCGCCGTAGAACCCCGGAATAGCACGCCCCTCCACTAGCTCCTGCGCTAGGTGCAAGAACTGGGTGTTTTGAGAGTCTACGTTCACCTCGATGAACGGGGAGCCGCTGGCAAATTCAATGTACAGATACTCCCGCTCAGTCTTGCGAATGAGCAGCACCGTAGTGTCCGCTGTTAAAGCTGTGTTCAGTCTAATATTAGTAGAGCTGGTCCAGGTGTACCCAGTGGTTTCCACACCGTCTAAGTATACATGAATATAGGACTTGTCCAAATACTCAATATCGCACTGGATATCCTGGGTACCAGCTGGCTTGATTTGTTCTTGCCAGCTGAATGCCATATTAATCGTCTCCGAAGTTATTGATGATAGCTCGCGTAGGTGCGAATTCCTGGATTAACGGCACCTGCTTAGTGAAGGTCTTGATATCCATATTACCGGTAGCCAGGTCCTGCACGGCTCCAAGCAGCCCTGTGACGTAACCCATAGACGCTAACGAGTGACGGGGAGAATCCCCCAGGAAGATATCCTGCAGTAAGGATACACCACCAATGGCGCTCATACCCATTACGGACTCTCCGATGAGTTTCTGGGTGCTTACGTCCCTCCCATCCATGCTGTGCTTAGCCATAGTAGCCAGCAGCATCAACGGGAACTGGTACGCCATAATATGGGCTACACCAATCCACCCGGCATCGTTCAGCTCTCTACGCAGAATCTTGTTAGTGGCGGCCAGTGCGAAGCTCTGGTACCCTACAATGACTTTGCCGATAGGATTGAACTGTGCAAAGTGGGAGGTCTCACCGGTACGAACCTGCTGTACCAGGTAGTCCATCATACGCGTCCCTACAACCTCGACTTGCATTTGCAGGTCCGGCTGGAACATAGCGCCCGGGTTAGCCTTGTTGGCGGCGATAGCGCGGTCCGCAACGTCACGGGTAAGCCCGAAACGCTCCAGACGCTTAAACGCCTCAGCATCACCCTTGAACATCTGGGTTAGCTCATCCGCCACAATACCGGAGTTCAGGTTAACCTGCAGACGGTGCACCATGCTCATGCCGTTGACGTGACGTGCAGCCTGCCCTACGTTCTGGGTGACGTTGAACCAAGAGGCCTGACGGGTCAGGTCCAGGTTATCGTCAGCGTACGTATTCAGCCAGCGGAAGCGCATCTCCTTCTGGATATTACCCCGCAGTACGGTGTCTAGACGGGCAGCCATATCAGGAGTCTTGATAGCTACGGCACCTTCCTTGAACCAAGGCTGGTCACGCATACTACGCAGCACTCTAGCCATACCGAACTCCTTCATAGCCAGAGCAGTGTCGGTAAGCTGATACAGCCCGGAGTTCTTAAGCATAGTGGCGTTCGCCATGTTCCCGGCTGCACGCAGCAAATCCGGAAGCTGTCCAGCATCAGCAGGTGCGCCGCCCAGGATAAAGTCGATGGTGTCGTTGACGGTCTTCTCCCACTTAGCGGAATCCGCCAGTGCGTGCTTAGACTCGTCAATCATCTTAGCGAGCTGCCCCAGGTCCTGTACGCCTGCATAGGCCATGCCTACACGTCCAGACATACGGTTAGTGTACCCGTGCATAACCTTGGCTACGTCAGTATCCATTAGGTCCTGCATACGCATGCTCTTACCGTTCACCAGATACTCTTTGTCCATGTTGAACCGAGTACGCTGGCGCAGGTTCCGCGCAGGGGATGTGCTGCCAGATTCACGTACATTACCAGCCAGGAAGCTCTGAATTGCAGACTCTTCTACACCAGCGCTACGCATAGCCATAACGACCTCATCGTTACCCATACCGTTAATCAGCTGCTTCCACATAGGGCCAGACTGTCCGGCACGGCCATTGTAGATACCGTCAACCATCTCCTTGGCTACACGCTGTACTACTTCCGACTCCATGCTCGGGTACACGTCCCGCAGGGCGGACCGGAACAGGGCGCGGTAGTCGTCCAGAGTGTTACCCTGTGCGATACCTTGACGCATCTTGTCGTAGCTGTACTGACGCGGGAAATAGTAGTCGGATTTAACCACCGCACCGTCATCCACCAGTCCGGCATTGAGCATATGCTCGTGCCACTTGCTAGCCCAGCCAGAGCGTCGATAGGCGTCAACCAGTGGGGCAATCTCTGCATCCGGCACCGGCACAGCTCGACCGTTTACGTCGGCGCTATAAGCGGCATCCAGGTACTTGCTCAGGCGGTCCTCAAGTGCAGCCCGCTCAGCGCGGAACTTGCTCCGATGGAAGAAGCGCTCAGAGAAACCTACACCCTTACCCTTCAACGCCCCCAGGATAGCATCTTCCACTACGCTGGCGCTGGCATCCATCTCCAAAGTGAGGTTGCGCTTGAAGTCCACTACGGACGGGCGACGACCACCTACGGCGGACGCATCCGACACTAGCAGCTTAGCCAAGTCTTCGTTACCTTGGGCGATGTTATCGTACAGAGCAAACATAGTGGAGAGCTTCTTCTTAGCGCCGTCCAGCATAGCTTGGGCGCGCTTAGCCTCGTTGAGTGTAGCACTGCCTGCCAGGTCCTGGAAGGCTTCGCTACGGAAGCTCTGGGCACGCTCTGCATAATCCTTAGCCCCCCACTTAACTGCATCCTCGTAAGCGTCCAACACGTCTTCCAGTGCGGTACCCTTAGCCTTTAATCCCAGGGCACTCATAATATACTCACCCATTTGGCGCAGTAGGCTCTTGCCACCAGAAGTAGATGGGGTGCTAGCTAGCAAATAAACCCATTCGGTGCTATCCCCTAAACCAGCCAGCATCTCATGCACACTGCTGGAGTAGTAGCGCATAGCTTTGGACAAGTTTGGTGTAGCTGCCACCACTTGACGTACAGCCTCTAATCGTTGGGCCAGCTCTGGGCTTGACTCTAAAGCCCTTGCAGTGGCAGCGTGCACCAGTTCATGCACAGCCACTTTACTGGTTTTTGCGTCCATAGCATTCAAGGCATCCCCTGCGGTGTTCCAGGTACTGCCCTCTGCAGCCCTAGGCGCGCGCAGACTAACCTGACCCCTATAGGCTAGATTATCCCTATGGAAAGTGTAGTGGCTGCGCATATCTGAGCCAGCCACCAGTTTAAAATCAATGTCATTTACAGCATCGCCCAGCGTGTCCAGAATCGCCTTCTGACCTGCTGTTAAGTGTTCTGACTTCTTCAAGAACTGAACTACGTGCTGTGCTTTCATGTTCACGGAGGCGGTATTGTTTCTAGATACTTGGATGCTTTCATCCAGTGTCTTAGTGAGGATTTCCTCTCCCCCTCCTACTCCGGTAACATTAGCATCCCTAGCTGTACGAGTTGTAGGCGCTTCTGGGTCAAACATAGGCTCACGCCCAGTGCGGGCCTTCGCAGCAGCCTTAGCGGCTCTGGACATATCCCAGAGCTGGTCTAACCCAGCTACTCCTGCTACCAGTGCAGTTACCGCAGCGGACTGCCCTAGTTGGTCCTGTGCATAAAATGCTGAGCCTACATCAGCAGCGCGGATAGCAGTACGCGCAGCTAAGCCCGCACGGCCAGCAATACCAGCAGCAGACATCGGGGCGAGGATGAACGGGGAATCCCCTACCAACATACCCGCGAACCCGGCTACTGTGTTGTCCGCCATTAAGCGGTCACGGTCGCGTTGCTCAAGCATTTGCTGCATGCGGTAGTTGTAATCTTCGACCGACACCGAGTCGTGCAGGTACTCAATCTCTTCCTGATTTGGGGCATACAGCTTAGCGCGCGCATCACTGCTCAGAGTCTGCTTAGCGTTAAAGTTCTGGTCCCGGTCAAATGCCGGGGCAGATGCCTTGCGGATAGCTGCAGCGATGATGCTGTTGCCCATACCAGATGCAAAGCTCTCCCCGGCCGTAGTGGCTGGGGTCTTGGCCTGTGCCAGTAAGGAGGCACGCTCCAGTGCATTCAGGCCGTTGTCTCCGGCATTATTCCAATCTACGCGCTCAGGCGCAGGTTTAAGTGTTGCGCCCTTAGCAGAATCCTTTTCCTGTGGATTCGGTTCTTGGTTCAGAAACTGAGCCATAATATCTCCTAAAAGAATTTTGATAAGGGGAGGCCCCGAAGGGCCTCTGGTTAGTGCGTTGCTTCAAAGAGCCAATCACGTAGGTTTTGTTCCAGGTACTTCTTACGCTCAGGTTGAGCCTGCTTGTACGCTGGGGTGTTCCGCAGCGCTTGCCAAGCTCTACCCTGGGCCTCAGATACAGGGTACTGATATGCCCCTACCGGGGACTTAGCAGCCTTGCGCACCTGCGCCATCGCCTCTGCTACGGGGCCGGAGCTGCCGTTACCGCCATGATAGTTCAGGTCCACCATAACCTTTAACGCCTCGTCTGAGGCATTCAAACCTTGACCCTTGAGCTGCTTCTGCACGTTCGGGACGTACTGCTTCTCCATGGAGGACTTGAGGATACTGATACCGTCGTTAATGGTTACTTTCTGAGGAACCGGCATCCCTGAGTTATTGTGCAGACCGAAGCCTACGCTACCCTTGCCCTTGCCTTCTCGGAACCCTTCGAACTTCATAGTGGTGGCGAGGATGTCGCTAAACAGTGACGGTTCCAGCCCAACTGCATTACGGCCATTGACCTGTACGCTGACAGCACGTCCGTTATCGTGGTCGTAGAAGGTGGCGGGACGTACTCCTACCTGCTCCTCTCCAATCTTCATCTCTCCAGCTAGCGCGGAATCATACGCAGCTTGTGCAGTATCCTGAACGTCGCGTAGGTTCACAGACATAGTCTGGAATGTCCCCTTCTTGTCGAACACGGTTACGGTCATGTTCTGACCTGCGTTGCCCGCTGTGGCAGCCTGCACCACTACACGCTCCATGTTGCTTGGGTCAGTAATAGCCTGGACTTGGTTTTGAATCTGCTGTTGCAGCGTAGCCTTGAACTGTTCCTGGTCGCCCTTGTAGTCACCCATGATGGACTGCAGAGAGGTACCTGCAGGCAGATACACGTGCCGCGGCGTACCGGCAATTTCCAGCTCAAGCTTACGGGCTTGGATGTTACCCTTGAGCATCGTGTTGATGTCCTCGGCATCCTTACCCACCAGAGATTCTGGGTTGCGGCTGTACGTATAACGGTACTCCTCCTCCATAGCCGCGCGCGCTTCCTGGCGTTGAGCGTCGGCATCACCAAAGAAACTGAACCAGTTGCTGGTACCGCTAGGGTCCACCATCTTGTCCGTAGGGTTACTCTGGATATTGCTGTAGCGCCCACTGGCCTTGTTACGAGCCTGGCGGCGCAGGTCATCCAAGATAGTGTTGCTGGCGTTACTCGGGTTTTGTGAGATAGCTTTCTGAACTACCCCCTGCCACTCGGATGGGACCTCAGACAGCAGCGCCATCTTACCTAGGTCCGTACTGGTGCTATAAGCCTGTGCCCACAAGTTGATGCTGTTGACGTTCTCACGGGAAACCTCGCCGTCCTCACCAAGCTGGTCCAGTGTAGTCAGTGTACGCGCCATGTCCGAAGACATACGCTTGTGCGCCTCGTTGACGGCCCACGCATCCTTGCTGTTGCTTCCGTATGCCAGCAGCTGCAGGTTCCCTTCCGGGGTATCCGGAAAGCTCTTTAGCAGCTCGTTGCGCGCCTTGCCCAGGTCCCCCTTGTACATCCCCGCCAAAGTGGAGCTCGGCATATTCCCAGTAATCGCTGTGCGCAATGCCTGAGTGTCTGCTGCCTTCTCGCGAATGGTCTGGGCTTTGTTCCAGAACTCCATGCTGGTCCCAGCGCTGAGCACGTCCGATGCCGACAGCTCAATGACACGACTACGAATACGTGCCATCGTCTGTTCTTGCTGCTCGGGAGTCTGCCCTTCTAAGGAAGAGATTGCGTCAGAGATTTCAAAACGGGCCTGGGTCTCAATCTGAGCACCAGCGCGCTTGAACTCCTGATACAGCGCCGCATTGACGTCTACGGAGTTGACTCCGAGTTCCTCGGTAGCCAGCTCTTGCAGCTGGTTGATTACCAGCGGGTCCTGCGTCTGCTGCGCTACGCTGACCAGATACTGCTTGGCCCGGTCCAGCTTCTTGCTCTTGTCCAAGTGCTCAGCAGCCAGGATGCTGTCTAAGCCGGTCTTGATAGACATCTGCGCAGCGGCACCCTGCCCTGCCTGTAGGCGCTGATAGAACTCGTCACTGGACGAGCTGAGCCCACGGTCAAGGGCGCGGTCAGCCTGCGCCACGGCAAACGCAGCCCGCCCTTTCTGGAAGGCTGTATAGTTAGCCATGCTCGTAGCACGGAGCTGTTGCAGCACAGCCGTAGCAGACTGCTTGGACATCTCTGGGAGGTACATACCGAGCTTGTCTGACATAGACTGGACGTGCTCTTGCTCCTGCTGCTGGAACTCCTCGTCAGTCAGTCCGGACTCGGCAGCTTTCTTAGCGCGGGCAATGCTATCTGTGCGCCACTTGGCTAGTGAGTCGTACGCAGCAGCGGATACGTAGCCATCCTGGTAGGCTTCGCGTACGAAGATGTTCTGCTTCTGTACAGCCTCATCTTTGGAGGCCATTGCATCCACAGCACCCTGGGCATCCATAGCGCCGCGCACCGTGGCGGCGGCGGCGTTCTCTTTGATTCCTTCCTCGAAGCCTACTCCGAAGTCCTGTACGAATCCGGACAGCGCAGCTAATCGGTTGGCCTTGCTTGCGTCTACTGCTACTTCACCGGCAGAAGAGGGTAGTTGTACCTCATTTGATTGGAGTTGTACTCCACCAATATTAAGCCCCTGCCGGGTGGGTTGAATTACAGGCATTTACTTCCCTCTCTGTTTACCAGGTGTGAACCTTGCTATCGCCCTTGCTGCCCCACAGGTCGTACAGAAACGAGTTCTGTGCTGTAGGCTCCACGCTGGGTGCACTGGGTTCTGGTGTAGTTTCTGATAGCTTATTACCCACGTACTGTCCGAGCATCTGCCCGCCTACGCTGAGAGCCATGTTGAACATCTTGTCGTAGCCGCTCTCCATGTCCATATTCGCCAGGCCGGAGTCAACGGTCTTATCCACCAGCATGCGGAAGCCCTCTTCCTGAGTTGCCTGCTGGTCTCGTACACTGGCCTCCTGACGTCCCGCTACCGTGTTAACGGTGGCTACGGCATCTTTAACTGACGCCCCCATAGTACCGGAAGACGCGGCCTGTAGTCCGACTTGGCTCTGAGCCTGCAGCTTCTGCTGCTGGATATTAAACAGCGACACCTCAGTCCGGTCCCTGGACTGGGCGCGTTGCAGCGCAATGTCGTTGAGCTGCTTAGCGGTCTGCTGGATTACGGCCTTGTTCCGCGCCTTGGATACCTCAATCTGCGCCCCAGCACCCAGCAGTTTAGAGCCTGCTAGGGCGGCGGCTGCCCACCACATACCCATACTAAATTCTCCGTCTGCGTTGGTTGTAGCGCAGGATATACGAGATATCCAGCACGTTCAGTTCCATAGAACCCTCAGTAAACAGCGTCACCTCGGTTGTGTCTGCGTTAGTACGGCAGGGTACAGTAATCGTAGCCAGGTCCATACGCAGGGCCTGCCCTAGCGTCAGCTCCTTTGAGTTCATCAGGATACCCGTTAGCTCCCCACCCCAGTTGACGTCCCGTGGGGTGTCTAGTACCTGCACATCAAAGTGCCCAGAGTTACGCACCGCTACATCCAGGCGCAGCAGGCGCACATGCCCACTTCCCACGAGCTTGTCATTCTGGTCCCGCAGAATAGGCGTAGTTAGAGTGAACGTACTGCGGTAGCGTCTCCCAATTACGTAGGTGCCATCAGGTACGCCTCGCACAACCCGCAGGGTGTTCTCCCCAGCAATCTCCTTGATGCCAACCTCAGTAGGCCCCATAGGGTTGCTGGGCAAGTACGTTAGGATAAGCTCTTCCTTGTAGTTGTCCGCCCACCCAACTGGACGCAATACTGCTGGGACGGTGAACACCCCGTCCTGTACTTGAACTTGCTTCTGCAAATCCGAATAGGCTTCGCGGTACTCCGAACCCAACTGATAACCTTCCCGCGGGTCCATAGACACAATCAAAAGCTTGTTGCTGGGGCTGGGCCCTTGCATGTACAAGAACACCTCATCCTCCAGCGCTTGTACGCTCAGGATTGGATACGGGAACGACCACTTATGCCACGCCGCCTGCATCTTAGCGCCGTCACTTCCGCCCCACATGAACTCGTAGACCAGCAGGCTACTACGCTCCCCAGACAGGCGCGAGAAGGCCATATTGGTGACGCTGGAGTTTTGCATCTGCAATACCCTGCCTGGGATATACCGAGGTAAGTGCACCGTGGCGTCCTGGGTAGTGTACTGCGATGAAGTGTAGGGTGACGGGATTAGCTCCAGTACGCCTGCGTAGCTGTCGTTGCGCTTGTTCGGGTAAATCACTGTCTGCCCCGCCATGACCGGAATCACGCGACTATCACATTCGTAGGTGCTGGTAATGCTAATACTTGCGTTAGTTGGAGTGAGCACTGCTGAGCCCGGCACAACCGCCTGCATGCTGTTAGCGAACAGGACCAGGTCCCGGTTGAACTGCACAGCGGTACGATACACAGAATCCTGTGCAGACGCAGAGCTAATGCTGATACGGTCCGTATCCAGCAGGGACGTCACGGTGGAGCGGTAAAAGCGCTGATACAGTCCCGAGGCTGACATATCCACGGAGCTGCCGCTGAGCAGAACCAGTCGGCCCTGGAAAGCTGCAATACCAGTGATGTAGCCGTTCTCAACGAATCCTGGGTCGCTGTTGTTGTCGTCGTTACCAGCTAAGCGTCCTTCCCAATCCCTCGCAATGATGTTGTCATCCGCAGCTAGCTCTCTGGGCATATTCGTAATCTTGGTGATGCTACCGTACGCCCCCACCTCAGACCAGGTGCGGGTACTATAGCTGAACTGGTACCACACCGTCTCAGACGAGGCTGTACCTACGCGGCACATTGCTCCGTCAGCTTGCGCTGGGAGCTGTGCAGGCAGGTCCTGCTCCTGGTCTACACGAGACTGGTTGGATACGCCAGCATAAGTATCCCCAGCGTCAGAGGATACTACACAGTTGCTCAACCCGTAGAAGAACAGGTACGCGCCACGTACGCTTACATTTCCAGCAGGTAGCCCGTTCGCTACGAGGGAGTCTCGCAGTTGCTGAGCAACGTAGGCACCGGATACCTCCTCAGCGTTGCCGCTGGTGCTGCCGGCAGCCGGTGCAGTGTAGTCCCCGGAGTAATCCACCCCTGCAGAGGTAACGGTGACGTCCCAACGTTTCTGGAATGCTGCAGATTTAACGTAGAAGAACCCTGTGGTGTTGGGGTCGATACGCCCAGTATTGTCCACGGTTGTGTTCGGAGCCATCTCCGTATTCAGGATATAGGTCAGTCCAGCAATACTTGCGGTCTGCAAAGAGGTCTGGCCTACGGTAGTAACAAAGTACGGGTCATTGCCAGAATTAAGGATGGTCTTTCCATTCTTAGCCAGCAGCCACCAGTTACCGTTGCTGGTGTTAATCAGCAGGTGCCTACCATCAGTGCCGCGCTCGACGTATTCAGTGAACAGCGAATCAAGCCCGGGGTTATCAATCGTACTCTCCCAGACAATCTCACCCGGAGGCCTACGGCGGATACCGGAAACCGGGTCGCTGAGCATATTCAACTGCGCCCCCAGCTGTCCTGGTTGGCGCTCTCTTGGAACCTGCTGTGAGACGCCCTGCAGCAGGCTCTGAATGGTACCCTCTAGGGACGTAGCCATATACTCTCCTTAAACCATAAACCGAGCACGGCGGATTCTGCGTGCAAAGCGGGTCTTGCTGGTGCTGAATCTCTGATTGCGCAGATGCTCGCGCAGCACCATGCTCTTGTAGCGCTCGGCTTCCTGTGCGTAATTAGCGTAGTTACTATCGCCGCCCAGGTCGTTTAGATATACCTGTGCAGTGGTGTAGTTAGCTACCCACATAGCTGCATGCTCCGGAAGGTCCTCAAAGTCCAAGTCCAGGACTATTTTGAGCTTAACGGAGCTGTCGAAGTATTGGTTCTGCTCCATCAGGTCGTACAGGTTCCCATCACGTACCCCGTACTTGGAGTCAGAGCCAGCATCGTATACGGCCAGCTGGTTCCACGGCACTTTGATAAATCCGTCGGCAGTGGGGGTGACTTCGCGCTCTACCACGTTAAACCAGAAGCCCGTGCTTAGTAACCCGCGACGATTGCGCGCAAGCGCAGAGCGAGCTAACCCAGCGCTTGGGTTGCTGGTGTTGATGTCCATAACGCGAGACTCCCCCAGGGCTTCCAGCGTCAGGTTCACAGCGTCTAATTCACGAATAAACCACCCCCGGCACGAAACCGTGCTCTTCAAGTTTGGCGCGCAAGTACGCTGCACGAGCATCTAGTGCAGTATCAAAGCTGCCGATTGTTCTATTCTTACCGTGGTTGCATATCTGCGCCACGAATTTACCTTGCTGCTTGGCAAAGTAGAATCCTCTGGCCTTAGTTAAGTTGCACAGATTCTGCCGTACAGTAGCCGCGCGCAAGTTCTCTATCCGGTTATCTTTGCGGTTTCCGTTTATGTGGTCCACGGTGTCTGGCCACTCTCCATGTACTAGAAAGTACACCACCCTGTGACTTAGGTACTTCTTACCGCGGATAACTATCTGATAGTACCCAGTGGGTCCTGAGTGAGTGCATCCAGCTGCGTCACCGGCCCTATGCGTGTTTCTGTACCCATCAACCCTCCAGCGTAACCCGCTTGGGCTAGTAGGGTCGTACATTAGTAACTCTCTCATATTTGTTCCTCTATTAAAGACCCCTTGGACCCTTAAGACAGGGACAAAAAAAAAAGCCCCTGGCACCCGAAGGCACCAGGGGCGCATATTACTCTTCCGTAGTGTCAGCGGCTACGTCAGCCGCCTTACGGGTTTTCTTGGTAGCCTTGCGGCCAGATTCAACCGAAGCCACCTGGATGTTCTTCGCTACATCGGTTGCGGCCTTAACCGCCTCCCGCTGAGCTGCATTGGCCTGGAGAGTCTCCAGACCGAACGTAGCAATTACTGCCATTGAACCTCCAATTAAGACTTGGTGGTGAAGGTGAACTTGGTCACTGCAGCGGTGTCCGGACGACGCAGACCGATGTTATACATCGCGTAGCAGTCCAGCACGTTGCTGAACTCACGCTCATCATCCCAGATACGGGAGGTGAACGGCTTAGCTTCAACAGTCACCAGGGTCTTGGACTTGCTGAAAGTTACCATACGGCACAGCGCGTCGTCAGAGGTGACGGTGTAAGCAGAGCCCAGAGGGTGCGTACCAGCAGCGGTCGGGAACTCGGTGCACTCTACTACAGGCACGCCGTTCATCTTCACTACACGACGGTCTTTATAACCGTCGTTGTTGGACGGGCCGAAGTCGATGTTCAGGAGCTTCGGATGCTCCAGCAGACGCGAGTAGGTATCGACATCCACCAGAGTCACCATGTCCGCCAGCGGTGTCTTGCGCTTGATGAGCTCATCAATACCAGCCTTGTGCGCCAGGTTGATGTTCATGGCGTTAGCCTCCATCTCAGCCTGAGTCAGCTGCGTGGCGGAGGTGCTACCTGGAACAAGGATAGCTGCGCCCACCTCGATACCGTCATTGAACGCCGGTTTCAGGTGCGCCGGGGCAACCCAGGAACGGCCCTTGATGAGCTGAATCAGGTGCGCCTGGTCGAAGACCTCTGCGAACTCAGAGCCGTTGTTCTGACCCAGCTCGGTCAGGAAGTCCGGACCGGTCCAGTCATCCTGGTAGTCGATCGGGTTACGGATATACAGCACCGTATCCACCACGATAATCATCTTATCGTTACGGACCGGAGTGCTATCCAGCGCCTCACCGGAGCGACGACCTTTCACCGAGGAGGTGTTCAGGCGGTCAATACGGTAGGTGTTGGAACCGCTGATAGAGCGCTGGCTGGAGAGGCCCAGGAACAGAGCCTGGTACTGGAAGCGGGTATCCACTTCGTTCTGGTACACTTCCAGGTGAACGTCTACATCAGACTGCGCGCCTGCCCAGTGAGGTCTGGTCAAGCCAGCTTTATAGATGGTATCTGCCATATCTTACTTTTCCTTTTAAATGAGATTAAAGACCTACGCGCTTACCAGCTTCACGGCGTGCGAGCAAATCATTATAACGTTGACTGAACTGCGGGGATGCCAAGCTACGGTTGCCCGCTTCCTGACGGAGTTTGGTATATTCTGCACGGAAGTCCGCAGCAGACAGTGCATTGTTGCTGGCTACGCCGCGTACCATTGGGTTCTGTGTCTTGATAAGACCCATATCCCGGCAGAAGCTTGCTACCAACTCAGCAGCCTGCTTGAGCTCACCAGAGTTAGCGAGTACACGAGCTGCGTTACGCAGAGGTTCAGGGGCCTTGGAATTAAACAGCTGAGCTGCTACCTCCCAGTTCTCCTTCCCACCCACAACATCGTAAGCTTCCTGTACTGCCTTGGTGGCTTGACCAACCTGGTCTTCCAGGTACGCCTTGGCCAGCAACTCTGCATAAGCAGCGTGCTCTCCGAAACGTTCCTTAATGAAGGCCGTATCGATTAGGTTAGGGTCCTGATACTCCAGGGCCTTGCCAAGTGCCCGCACCATATCAGAGTCAGTTAACCCAGAGACTTTCTGCAACATGGCTACCCCGGCGTCAATCGTCGGATTGCCTGTCTTAGCCAGCTCCTGGGGCTGCTCCTTAGCGCTATCGCCACCCTTATCCAGGGCCGCTTTTAGGGCTTCGATATCCAGAGGAATCTTAGCAGGTTCAGGGGAATCTTTGCCCTGTTGCTGCTGGGTAGGTGCAGGTGCATCCTGCACGCCTTGATTGTTCGGGGCGCTAAGGGGAGCACCTAGGCCCGGAATCTTAGGGCCGCCTTGGTTCTCTACCTGTGTAGTTTCTACGTTCTGACCGTTTTCTACGTTATCCATCTATGCCTCTGTTGTTAACTTGGTAATAAGCCCAGCTGCTTACCTGCTACTGTCGGGTCTGCTGCTGTTAAGCCCTGGAGTTGGTCCTGCGCTAAACCTGCGGACGCACCGGCGGACGCATCTTGAACTTCCTGCTTCTGCTGCAGCTGCTCTTCGGTGTACATGAACGGCTCGCTGACGATACCGTAGGCGTCGAAGTACCAGTCTACACACGCATCCTTGTTGAAGCGTGGAGTAATCTGCTCAAGCACCGGGATAGCCAGCTGCATGGATTGTGCCGCCTCTAACAGCTTATCCGCTGCTGCGGCCTTAGCCAGCGCAGAGGTACCCACCGTAACGTTGATGCTCACTACACCTTCACTGAGATACAGCTTAAAGCGGGGATACACCAGTGCAGTATACAGGTACGCCAGCTTACGCAGCCAGGTGTCGCTCAGGATACTGAATCCACCACCCATAGCAGCTTCCGCCTCTTTGGCATTCTGGCGAATCTCATAGGCCGTGACGCGCTCGCCCTGCCGGGAGTTACCGGTGTACATAAACGCACGCGACAGTTTCTGTTCGAGCATCTGAATGTTGCTGGCAATCCACTGAATCTTCTGGGCAGAGCCGCCCTCGTAAGCAGTGACAGGGGACTTGCTATTCCCGTTAGAACCGCCGCCACCAACCTGCACAGCCTCACCCGTCTCCGACGTTGAGAACTCGTCCACATCCAGACCGGAACTTGCGTCAATCAGCGGGATTAACCGCGCAGACTCAACCTCGTAGTTAGTTAATGCTTCCGATAGCACCGACAACCGAGCAAAGTCCCCAGCGTAGTCCTCTACCAGACCGCGCCCATAGTGCTCGCCGCTAACAAGATTCCACACCAGCACGTTGTAAGGAAGCTCCAGTTCAGGATAGGTGCTGCTGTCTCCGATACGGTGCCCGTCTGCTTCTTGGTACACCTCGTAGCTTACTACTTCTACGCCTTCCTCTGTCCGCTTAACTTTGCGACAAGCGGCAGTGTAGATATCAACGTCGCCGTATGGGTCTTTGTCACGGTAGAAGGTGTTCTGGAAACTCTCTGGCAGGTCCTGGACGCTTGCGCGCTCTCTGATAATGAGTCGCAGGACGTTACCGCTGCCATCCCTTCGAACGGTAAAGTTACGGACTGAGTAGACGATGGATTTACCTGTCCGCTCATCAATATACTCCAACGCGTTACCTGTAACCAGCAGCAGCTTCACAGCTTGCAACTTCGCAGCATAACCGTCTTTCTCAAATACTTTCTGTGACGCTGTGTTCTCGACCTCGGCCAGCTTAGATTCTGCTGTAGCAGCACTGCCCAGCGAACTAATGAACTCGTCCAGGTCCGAACTCTTGGAGAACCGGAAGAAGCTGGTGCCCTGCGGGAACAGTGCGCCTACAATCTTAGTGGCTGCAGTGTTGACCAGCTGCGCACCGGTGCTCTGGTAGTCACGCTCCAGCGGCCTGCGTCTACCATCCAGGGAATCGTCCCGGGTAAAGATAGTGCTGAGCGTCCACTGCGCGAACTTCTCAGAGGCATCCAAGACGCCTGCGTCCTGGTCCTTCTTAAAGAGTTCTGCTAATGTTGCTTTTTGTTCCAAGCTACCCCCTTACAGGCCCAGAGGATTGCTCTGCCCTGCTTGTCGCCGTTTCTTCTGCTCAGACGTAATTGCATCTGCAGATGCAGAGGCAGCCCCTGCGGGGTCAATCTCAGCAATGTTATCTGCGGCGCTATTAGCCTCTAAGGCAGCCTGCTGTTTCTGCGCAGCTGCAGCTTGTTCTGCTTGCCGCTGCTGAGCCTCTAATCCTGCGTTATCAGTAAGGCCGAGCATATCCGTGGCCTTGCCTAACAGTTTACCTAAACCACCACTCATTCTGACCTCACTAAATGATAAGTTGTCTTGTACGTGTTATCCGATGCGCCTCGGCTAATGGCGATACGCCCAGCGCGCATACTCTTAGCTATTGCATGCAGGCCCTGCATAATCACAGGCACTGCCGCACCGTTGTCCGGTTTTAATACGAAGAAGTCTGTGTACAACACAGGCTCTACGTAATGGCAGTCCTCTACAGCTTCTGGATAGTAGCTGACAGCACCGACTAAGCCGCCTTGGGAGTCATAGACTCCTAGTATATACTGTTTACCCAGTATACTCCCCAGCACTCTCCAGTAGTGCTGCTCTGGAGCCAGGCCCCGACTAATGCCGTGGCCCAGTTCGTGCAGTTGCTTCACTGCGTCTGTAATATCGTCAGACTTATACAGAACCTTGAGAGTGTAGTCGGAAGTTTTACTAGTGTGTTTTAACTTCATTCCTACTCCGGTAACATTAAATTTTATGAAAAGAAGAAAGGAGATTCTAGCACTTGCCGGATGTCCAGGGTACCTACCTCAGGCATATCCAAATCCGTCAAGTCCGCCCCAGCTGCTGCCGCCGCGCTAGTGATATCCCCAAGAAGGTCATGCTCTTCGTAGAGACGCACAAACTGCTCGCGGATGTGCCGGTGCATAGTATCAACATCGGCTGCATGTGTAGCTAGGGAGTCGTGAATCGGCACAATGTCCAGACCCTCGGCGGCACATAGAACCATCATCAAGTGCGTACTATCCAGGCTGTGCACAAAGTTCGGGGCAATCCCCGAGGCTGCCTTGCGCTTGTTGCAGGTCTTGAAATCCCGATTATGCACGCGCATGATTGTGAGGTTCATACAGTCAATTCGTACCCGCACTTCTTCACGCTGTGTGTAGCGGTTCATTACGAGCCCACCCAGCGGCGTATACCACTGCAGGTGCTGGCTTGCCGGTACACGTCTAGCGAGGTTCTGCAAATACCCCATAACTGCCGCAGCAGCTGGGTTTGCCTCCTCGATAGAGGTGCGCATACGCGGTGCCAGGTAGCACGACAGGTTCCATAGACTGTTAGTCTCAGTCCCCTCGTATCCCTCAGCGCAAGCGCCTTCGAAGATGTAGTCGCTGCAGCTACGCACCGTGGCGCTGTAGAAGTAGGTCATGCTTGGACGTTTGGTCATGCTGCGGGTGATTTCGTTCTCTCTCCAGTACGTGCTCTGGATAACGAAATCCTCCTTGTCCAGGTCCAGTATCACCTTCTCGTCCGTACGGCGCTTAACATCCATATACAGGTCCGCTTTCTTGTCGTTACCCTCCCAGTACAGGTTAGTCAGACGACCGCCCACAGGGTCTCTCAGGAGCGCTGAGAGGTGCTGTCCACCTGAGTTTGTAGCGTCCATAGCAACCGGAGTTCTGGAGATGTACTCTTCTGGGCACGGAGAATCCAAGGCAGCCACCAAGTCGAGCACTGCTGCCAAGAAACACCACGGTGAATCGGCCTGCTTAAAAGCGTCCGAATCAAGTGGATTCTCTGCAACTGAGTGGATAACTGCCATATTTTTATCAACCCAATCTGCGCGGTCTTCGAATAGGGTTTTGTCATAGCCAAAGCAAGTGGCGATGTGCACCTTAAGCCAGAACAGCCCTCTTTCTCCAAGAGGCTTACCTCTACCGAATTCCAGCAGAGCCTTCTGCAAATCAGAACCCTGGGGGTGCAGCGAGGACTTGAAGTACAGGCGGTAGCGCCAGTCCACACAAGTCGGGAAGTACAGGGCTTTCTCATCTTTGAATTCCTCCGCCATTTCCAGCGTGGTCAACAGGCTACGCAATTGCGATACACGCTTACGGTCCGCGCTATACCATAGGGACATGCGCGTCTTCCACTCCCCGAAGCGGTCGAGCTCTTCCTCGGTGTAGTTCTCTTTTGGTACTCCGTCCAAGTACCACTCCGGCTTAGGCTCTGGTACTGAGCGAGGCATACCCACTCCAATACCCAGGGCCCGTGCTTCTTGCACCAGTTCCAGTATGCGCTTATTAATACGGTACGGGGTTTCCTGTGCCTTATTAAGCGCCTTCTTGATGCCGTCCGCGGACTTGAATGCTTCTGCTACTTCGCGAAGACGTGCGCGGTCAATGTGCGAGTTATGATAGGTGCCACGATTGTCGATGGGAGTAAGGTATCCACCGTCCCACATAGTGGTGTGCTGCACCGGAGGTATCAGCATTGGCGGCTTCATGGTTACAGTATCAGCGGACTCCACCAGCTTCTGGAAGGCTTCCATAACGTCGTCAGCCGGGTAGAGCATGCTCAGATTACCGCTACAGTTCTTCCACTGGAACAGTCCAGTCTCAAACACTGCAGCACATAGCAGACGCCCTACGGAGATGTTCTGGGCATTAGTCCAAGGCTCGTGCCCATAGTGCACGTTCTCGGCACTGGCACGGAGCGTACGCAGGATGTGCGTAGGAGACTTCGTACGACGCTCTGTGAGGTACTCATACACACGGTCCATGTACGCTGGAGCTACGTTGCGTAATTGCAGAGCCAGTAGCTCTGACTGCACGTTCCGGCCCAGCGCGGACATTACCGCCTGCGCAGTCTGGCGGCGACTAGCGGACTCACCGGGGGCGACGCTGAACGCCTCGAACATTGTGCACAGGCTCAGGGTGGTCAGGACATCCAAGGGGACTAAGCGCAGGAACCGGCGGTACTTCCCGCCAATACCCGGAGCTTTGACATTTCGCACTTCATCGATAGCTGCGGCAGCCACCTCATATGCCGAGGTGAGCATACGCTGCGTCATCGGCAGGTTCATAATCCCGCCGTTCTGCAATGCGTCCGTAATCAGCTTACGTGCCCGCTCGATTCCGCGAATCTTATAGGTCTCTTCAAGCTCCAGCTGGCGTTCCACCAGCGCTTCCTCTGGTACTACAACCGTATTCAGGGCGCTAATCATAGGCGCTTAGTCTCCTTGGTTATGTCCGGTGCTTCTAACTACTGATTTCGACTCACCCAGAGATTGTACATCTCCAGGTAGTCTTTAGCGGCGCTTTCATCACCCCGCTCTACTGCTTTATGCCACATCCAGTGGCACCACTCACTTGGCGTCAATGCACTTACCTCGGTGTTGCTCATACAGTTCTGAGTACTTATCGGACTTAGCAATGTCCTGCTCCAGCTTATCCTTGTTCCCGGCGCGCAACCTGTACTTGAGTCTATTTCCCAAGCAGTATCCGTAGAACTGCTCTTGCGTCATACTGCGTGCAATAACCTCGATTGCCTCCAGGTCCGGGAAGAACTGGTAGTGCTTCGGGGAGTTCACTGCATCTGTAGTACCTACTACAGTAGGCTCCGGGGTGGTTGCTAGTTTAGCTCTTTGCATCCTAACCGCTATAGAGTCTCTGTGCGGGTAGCGGTCATCCCCATTGCAGGCCTCACAGTAACCTGCGCAGTTGGCTAGAACAGTACCTGTCATTTAATAGTCTCCCGTGCTTTGCGTCGTGCCCGGGCCTTGCGGGCCTTGAGCTTCTGTGCCTGTGCCAATTCTTCCGGCGTCTTGTGCGTATAGTATAGCATATCCGTAGGTTCGCGGTCTAAGTAATCGGCGACCCTACGTAGAGATTCAGCAATAGCCCCAGAAGATTGCATGCTACCAACAATCCAGCGCCCAGCGGCAGATGCCACTTTGCCTTCTCCTCCATTGCATGAGCGATGAAGAGCACCCCGAATACGCCCAGTAATATGATCATGGTCAACGACAACAGAATCACCAGTTACCCCCTTGATTGTGAAGTCCAAAGGTTTACCACAAAGGAGGCATATACCTCCCTGGTCTTTGGCAAGCTTAATAGCCACAGAGCGAATCTGTGCTCGTGTAATCTTACGCAGGCTCATGATTGCACCACCACAAAGGCCCAGGAACTGCGCCTGGCCGTGTCCTTTATCATACCTAAATCCCGGCGCTCCCATCTAGCAGGCGCACGTTCGTACTCTACTGTAACTGTTTTATCTGACACCTTAACAATAGTGCCTATACGCAGTGGGTGCGCACCCTTGTTTGCTTCTCCGAAAGCTACTTGCTGCCCAATCTCAGCAACTCTTCCCAGTGCATCAACTACCATAGCTCAATCTCCCCAATTACATCCAGCATAGCATTGTCGTGAATGAGAGAATCCAAATGCTCAACCGTTCTTCGATGTGTTTTGGGTGCTCGTTCACGCAGCGCATCCAGAATAGTTTCAAGTTCATCATGTTTCCCCTCGTAGTATAACTCAATCGCCCGCAGGCTCATTTCCTTCGCAGACATCTTCGCCATTGTCTGGGTGCTCCTGTATCCACTGTATGTGCTGTTTATGGTACTCGTGCAGCGACTGCACCCAGTCACGTAGACTGGGAGTAGTCAACAGTGACATCAGATACTTGTATGCTGAATCTGACGGGGAGCGCCGCAGGAACAGGCATTCTGCCTCTGCGAGTACATCTTGGTTGTTTCGAGCGTAAGCCGCTACAACGAATTCTGCGGCGTCCTGCTCTGAGGTAATAGGGTTGATAGCATCAAAGGCCGTTCGCTTCCCACAGAGCTTCCCATCAAGCAATGTGATGCCTTTTACGTTATCTGCGTCATCCCCCGCGAGCATCTGCCACCAGAAGAACTTCAACCCATGTGCCCGTACCGGCATAGCCTGGGTATCATCCCACTTAATCCAGCCGAATGGGTTATCCAAGGCAGGCCATACGGTTCCGGTTGGGATATCGAATCGGGCCATAGGGCTGAGCCAGGAATCCTTGTCCTGCGACATCAGGATTCCCCGGTCCACGAAGCTGTACGAGTCCATTATGAACAGGTCATCGGCCTCGAAGTAGTCACTGCTGACCACCTGGATGCCCTGCTCAGAATACTGGTCCGGATTCTCAATCAGGTGCCGCTTCAACGGCGCCTTGAGCGGTAGCTCCTGCCGATTAGCGCGCTGCCCCTGGTAGGGCTTAGCCGTAGGCAGGTGCCAGCGCAAGCACTTAGCACACCCCGTAGGCGTAAGATACGCCACTGCTTCTGAGCAACCTACCAGGAACATGTCCTCAAGCACCAGCTGATAGAAGCGACGTATCGCGGTATCCAGACGTTTCACTGTAGCGGCGGATTTATAAACTGTGAAATCCGCATCGTACAGCAGAATCTTCCCAGAGTTCTGCGGAGCTAACTGCTCCCCGAGCTGGGACAAGTCAACCCCGTTGATAATCATTAGCGCCCCGTAATATCGCGGGCCTTCTTATCGGCCCAGTTAACCCAGCGTTCTGCCCACTTTGCCTTGCTCAGCTTATCGCCAAGGTAGCACAGTCCCGCCAAGGGAATCAGCGGGAGAATCAAAGCTACGTAAATTGCGCGGGATACATATAGCATTATTAAATCTCCAGTCTGGCTACTGATTTAGTGGCTAACTTCACCTGCTTGCGGGTAGGTTTAGCGGCCCAGCGCACCACGTACATGGTACAAGGGTCATCCTCCCGAATAAAGGTTACGTACCAACGGTTGCAGGCATGCTCAGCATAAGGCGCCATAAAACTGTGCCTGGGCGCATGCACCTCTACACGTACGCTCATACTCAAGCCTCCAACTCAGACAGCACCAGCACGGTGCCGAGCATGTCCCCAATTACTTCCGGAGTGCGCAGGCTCTGGTCTACATCGTAGATACAGGATCCAATCTCCGCCAGTCCAACGCTGAGCGTGCCCACTACACGGATAAGCACGAGGTCATCACCACGTAACTTATCGGCATGTGCCGCCAGGTCATTGTGCTCTTTGAAGGCTGTAGCAGCCAGCTCCAGGTCCATGCCGTACAGGGCCGCCAGCTTGTCCAGGGCGTCGTAGATTGTACCCAGGCGGGCAGTGCCTAAAGCATAAAGTGCTGCCGAGTACAGGGCGTCGCCTACTGCCGCGGCCAGATCCTTATATGCGTTCAGTACTTGGTCCATTAATCAAACCCCTTTAGTTTATGTTTTGAAATGAATGCGTGTGCCTTACTTTCCGCAGCAGTAGCTAGGGCCCCAATTGCATGAGCCCTGTGTCGCGCTTTGGCGCATGCACGACTAAGCTCGTAGCGGTGCGCACTTATCTCGTTGCGCACTTTGTTTGCCCTGGCTGCATAGGTATCTGCATCTACCCGCAGCTCTCCAGCGTACGCCTGCAGGGACTCGGCTTTCAGCAGGAGGTGCACAGCGTACTTCTCCTTAATCCAAGTTACTAGGCGCATTTATACCCCCAGGAAGTTCGCTACTTCATCACGCTTAGCGCGCAGTTTATCGGCCTGCCAAGCGTGCTCCGCTGCCAATTCTTTGCTGCGCTTGGAGGCCTCTACTCGCGCCTCGGATTGAGCGGCCAGACGCACTGCGTCGTCTGCGAATTTAACTGACAGCTGCTCGTTAAACTGCGCTTTGGCATCGGCGCGTTTAGCTTCGGCGGTGTAGGCTGCGCTCAGGAGTTTGATGAGAATATTAATGACGTTCATAGGCTTCCTCTAAGGCCCCAGGCGGGGCCATATTAGTTTAGGTTAGGGTTGATTAGGCTTGAGGTGCGGCAGGCGCTGCTGGCGCTACGGGGGCCGCTGGAGCCACTGGTGCAGCCGGGGCTACCGGAGCTGCCGGTGCAGCTGGTGCCGCTGGGGCCTGCATAGCTGCCGGACTCGGAACCGAGCCAGCGTTCAGCAGAATGTCCAGAGCACTGCCCGGGAAGTCTACCGCCTTGTACATATCTTCCTGAATCCAGTTCTTGCTCTTACCATCGTCGAAGGTGCCCTCGATGTGCAGGCTATCCCAGGTCTCTTTGGTTGGGTTGTTCCACAGGAACAGCTTAATCTCAGAGGCGTCCAGCGCAGGCATCTTAATAGGCTCGCCGGTGTTCGGGTCGAACTTCGGAATCGGGCGGATACCGGACAGGTCCACGATGTTAGACTTCTTGCCCGCGGCGCTGGTGTGCTCATCAATCGGGAAGGTGAAGGCCTGGCCCAGACGCTGCGCAGCATGCTTAATGCTGTTATCGTAGTTGAGCTTGTCGAAGAACTTCTTGAAGCCTGCGCGCTCAAAGTTACTGATAGCCATCGGGAACGGGCGGATACGCTTCACTTCGCCGTTAGGGCCGAACACTACAATGCCGATTCGTACGTTAGCCACTGCAGGCTTACCGGTAGGCTTACCACCCTTAGTCGGCAGGCGCTTACCGATTTCTACATACTCGGTGAAGTAGCCATAGTACTCACCCTTCGGCAGCAGTACGTCCTCATACGCACCGCCCTGTGCGGTTTCCCGCATATCTACATCTTGGGTTTCGATTGCTGCGTCTACCAGAGCGTTCAAGGATGCCAGTACATTAGTAGTCATATAATTTATACCTCGTTAGAAAAGTGTTTGTGATGCTGAGAGATAACTGCTTGTCTTGCTAAGTGGGCCTCTTCTGCGGTAGCGTAGAATCCTAGGTGGTATTGTACCCCATCTGTTTGGATGTAGGCACGCCACTTACCGTTGCTTTTACGATAGGATACCCCACGATACCCCGACCGGGAATCCTTCCGCAATCCTGCATTCTTCGCGTTTCCTGCTTTATTGGCCTCCCTTAAATTGACCCACCGATTATCTGTGCGGTTTCTGTTTACGTGGTCTATAACGTTCGGCCAACGTCCGCACATTAAGGCGAAGGCCAGTCGATGTGCAAAGTATTGCCTACCCTTCACACTTACTACCCTGTAACCATCCTTAATGTAACCCACAGCCTCGGAACCGTCAGGCCTATACAATTTCCCCGATTCGGGGTCATACCGCAAATATTGCGGCAGAGAAGTAGCGTGCATATACCCTCTCGTTTAGTTCAAATGATATTTACGTGCAGATGCAGGGTTTACTTAGCGACCCTTACGCGCCGACTCAATACCGATAGCTGCTGCTGCAGCTACCCCACCAGCCGCCAGGAGCGCCAACAGTAGGGCGATGCCACCATAGAACGGAAGCAGCACCCACCACCAGGACCAGGCGATAACGCCGGTGAGTTTCAGGGTTACAAAGATAAGGCCCAGTACAGAACAGGTTCCCATTTTCATCATCACCTCTATATTATTTAGAACGACCAACCCAACGACCATCGTCGTCTAGCAGCATCGGAATTAACTGCGGGCAACCCTCGGTGATTACCATCACACCCAGGATTGGTTTCTTGCGAGTGAGCTTGCCATAGGCAAAGGCCATGCTCTTGCGGTCAATCAAGCACCCAGCGTACGCACCAAAGTACAGCGCCGTTGAAGAAGCAGCATACTGAACCTCGAAGCGTCCATGCTCATGCCCCAGCACCAGAGAGGTGCGCTCGTGGGATGCATTGAGCATGAAATCACCGCTGACTTGATGCTGGAAACGGACAGGCCCCAGCGGTGTATTGAGCACCCAAGCGTCGGCCCACGACCACGCCGGAGCACCATGCTCTGGGAATAAGATGTCCCGGTACTTCTTGATAAATTGCACTGGCAAACCGTGAGCTTTAGCGCGGCGATATACGAGTGAGCCGTGATTGGAATCGCAAACCAGTAGGTTCGGGAATAGTTCATGCAGCTCCTCCAATACTAGCTTGGCTTTCTCCAGCTCCACCCCGGCGCTATCCAGGTTAGGGTCAGAGTCGTGGAAGCTGATTGCGTGCCCATCGGTCTCGTCACCTACCTGCACCACCATGTCCGGACAGTACGCGTCACGTACACTCTCAAGGAATGGCATTGCGTCTACGTGGGTATACGGAGCGTGCAGGTCCCCGACCACCAGAATGCGGTGACACATATCCGGTACCATCGTATTCCCGATATCATCCGTCGGGCTGGGTTGGATTAGCTTTCGCGCTTCCTGCAGCCCGCGGTTGGCACTAGCCTTACTGCCCTTGTTATCCATGAAGATGCTTCGCCAGTAGCGTACAAGCTGACGGGACACGGGGTATTTCCCGTTCGTCATATCAGTGTAGGCGGCAGCAGCCGCTGCGTTGTCTTTGTAGTAACTCAGCACTTCCTCGTGCTGGTCTTTGCTGAATAGTTTAATCAAACTAACTGTAGCCAAGGTTGCCTCTCTTGTGTTGTTCCTACTCGTATCACATTAATTACACGGGAATCACAGAATCAAGCCAGAGTCAACAAATAATTTTATTTAATTATTTAGTTGACCCCAGCATATTTATGTGTTACCCTAACCCCCTACACCGCCCAAGGGTCCACCTATCACTACTCTTCTATAAGCCTATATTCCCCCGGGAAGAAGGTGACACCGTCCCCCGGTCTACTTACTACCAGTCCAGGGTAACTTAGTTCTATCTCACCAGTAACAGGGTCGAAGAATATAACCGTGTGCCTTGTACCCGGGGTGAAGTATGCTGCATACCGCGGGTCTATCGGCTCAGGTCCCAGGTCCATCAATTCCACAACACTGCCAGACTTTATACTCACTCTACCTTCTCCTTACTGTACATGCTCGTACCCATCTCAGCTTCCGCCGGGAAGGGCACCTCGCCAATGATACCGTAGTTAGGCCAGAGCTGGTGGATACGCTTAGGTGCATCCTCCATGCACTGCTTAACCAGCAGGCTCGCCTCACGTCCAACCTCCGGGTTGGCGCTGTCCAGATACAACGCATCGTGCACGTTCGTAATCAGACACACCTGATTGTTGAACCAGTCGCGCGCCAGGAGTGCACGAAGAACCATACCAGCAGCCACTGCCATCAGGAAGAATGCTTCCCCCTGGCACCAGTAGTTAGCCATCTCGGTTTCCTTGTAATCCATTACCTTCTGCTTACGCTGCCCAGGCACAACTTCCTTCCACTGCTCTTTCTGACGGAAGCTGTAGCGGGCACCAGCAGGGCTGGTCCACGTCCCAATGCGGTAGATTCGGTAGCTACCGTCGTCAGCTTGCTCCCGGTACATGCGACCCTCCGCACCGGTACGCTCTACCTCTTCCTTGACAACAGCGCGGAAGCCAATTGTTTGCGGGAACAGCGCAGCCTCGTTGTCCAAGAAAGCCTGTGCGAATTCCGCCGTACATCCAGTAGCAAACGCAATCCCCTTAGCCGTAGCGCCATACTGGGCTGCAAAGCTAGGAGCCTTAATACCTGTACGCATTGCCTTCCAAACCGGATGCAGCTCGTGCTTCTTGTTGTGACAGCGCTCATATACTTCTTCATACGGCAGTTCCTCGCGGAAAGCTAGGCGGTAACAGTGCATATCCGTACCTGCCTGTAGCAGGCCCAGCAGTTTCTTATCCCCCGTATGCACGCAGGACATAACCACTTCCAGTGCCGAGTAGTCAACCTCAGTGATGCGCCCGTTATCCCCGAATCGGCTGGTGAATACCTGCTTCACCTTGGATTTAGCTACCCCATCTCCGTCCTCATCCGGCCGTGGCAGGTTCTGCAGGTTCGGGTTGGAACTACTCAGGCGCCCGGTTACAGTGGCACAAGTATTCAGCCGGTGGTGTATGATACCGGAACCATCAGGACGCTCCGGGATTACGTACTGCAGCATCCCCTTCCGCTCTTTGACCTTACCTTCTGCGTCCAGGACCTCTCGCAAATAGTAAGTTCCGGTATCCTTCTCCAGCGCCGCCAGCTCGTTCACCAACTTACAGAACTCGAACCCTTGTCGAGCCAGCGCCTCCATTGCATCAGTGCTGGTGCTATACACAGGGGTGCCATCCTGCAGGGTGCGCGCCTGCCGGAACTCCCCGCGCTCTGCGTACTTCTCCCGGATAACTTCCGGAAGCTCCTGGATGTTCACTAGGCCCGGGCAGAAGTAAAGGTCGTCTTCCCATTTAAGTTTCTCTTCCTCGGTATCGAGGCGGAATACTTTGGGGAGCCCCTTGTTCTTACCCGCACGATATGTCACTACACGCCACCATCCGCCTTCCGTTTGAAGTTCTTGCATGTGCGTGTCGTGTACAGGTATATAGGTGTGCGCACCCTCTTCGTCCTCGTACTTATAGAAGTCGGCCTTGACGTACTGCGGCGGGTCATATGGCACCTTCTTGCGGTACTTGATAGGCCCGCCGTATACCAGTGCGGACATATGAAAGTCCGAACCGAAGTTGAAATCCAGGGTATCCGGCAAGTCCTTCGGGATATACTGCTGCAGCTCCTGCTTAATCTCGCGGATGCGCTGCTCCTGCTCCTCCTGGTTCTTGCGAGCAATAGGCATATTCACGAACAGGCCGAACCACTCGCAGTATGCCCAAGCCAGCAGAGCGTCCATACGCTCCCACACGTACTGCATCTGATTGCGCTGGGCGAACGTAGCGCAATGGCCGTAGAAGCACAGTGCCGTGTTAGGGATATCCCCGTTAACCAGGTAGTCCCTGAGCAGAATAGGGTCTATCTGGGAGGTTAACACACCCTGCTCCCATAGAATCTTGACGCCGTCTACTTTGTGCGTACCACCGTACTTAGGAGCCGTCTCGTCCAGTGACGGATACATGCTCTGAAAGTCCGAGGCGATGTACTCACCGTGCATTGTGCAGAACACCCTGCCGCCGCGCTTGAGGAACGCCTCAAACTGCTGCCGCTGGTACGTGAGAAACCAAGAAATCTCATAGGCTGCGTTGTGCGCAACAATAAGCCAGCAATCCTCGGGGATATGAAACCACCGGCAGCCTTCTGCTGCACTGTTTCCCGCCAAGAAATCAGCTCTTGAATTGAAGCGCACCGATTGAGTCGCGCCAACAGTGGTAGTACTGTCAGCCTGTGTCGTGTCGATACGCCACGCTGACTCAACAACATAGTTGTCAGGGCAGTATGGGCTTGCTTTAGAGCCGTAATATTCATGGTTCTCCGTCTCCAGGTCAATGTGCATTATACTGGTTGTCATTTCCATTTAGCCCTCCGAGCCTTGTTGATAGCCAGATGCACAATCAGCTGGCTGCTGTCCAGCGCGAATTGTTTACGGAAAGTACCTGCAGACGCAGCGTACGCCTTGATTACCTCGTCATCGAGATAGGTGATGTCTGACGGTTTAAGCATTCTGCTTTCTCCCACACCGGATGCACATGCCACCTATAAATGCCAGCCTTGCCCCGCAGTGCTTACACTCCCAGTCTGTCAGTATAAACATAATATACCCCACTCATTACCTGTGTACCTACATAGCGCCCTCATAGAAGGCGCTAGGGAAGTCACTGGTTAATCTGGCCTTCGTCAAAGCGGCAGCGCCCGGGCTCGAATCCCACCTCGAATTGCAGGAGCGACTCTTTACCAGATAGTGCCATCTTGTTCTTCGGAGTACTGATACCGCGGACGTTTTGCATATGCGGCTGCTCGTTTCTGTCCAAGCACCCCATCATAATCGCCAAGTCCAAGGCACCCTGTACACCAATCTTGCTCTGCTTCATAGCAGTGAGCGGCGGGAACAGCATGTTGTAACCTTCGAGTGAAAGCTGCATAGTCCCTACGATAGCGCAGTCGTTCTCGCACCCAAGGATACGCAGCTCCTGCCACTTCGCCTCAAGGTTCTGGTGCTCACTCTCCATAGTACCGCCACGGATATTCGCCACCATGTCGATGATGATTACCGCTGGGCGCATCTCCTCCATGAGCGTGGATATCTGCGCCATCGTCAAGGAGTGCGCCGCCTTCACACGAATCCGGTCAGCCCTACCTACTTTCTTGAGGTAGGCTGGCACGAACTCTTGCTTACTGTGCCGGTCCTTAATCTCCGCCAGAGTCCAATGCAGCGCCGCTTGGTATACCCTCGGCACTGTACGCGTCGCCGGACCTTCGTTAACCAACCAGAGGATAGGGCGGTCCCCGTACACTTCCGGCTGCTGCTGCATCTGCTCAGCAAAGTCCACAGCAATAGCAGCAAGCAGGCTAGTTTTACCAGAGTCCACAGGGGCAGCCACTGCGATGCAGTCCCCGCCACGTAGACCTCGGATGTTGCTAGCGAGTTGCTCGAACACGCCAAGTTTAAGACCGCCGCTCTCGTCAGTCGCGGCAAGTATTTCGTCAACACTACCGCTCTCCCATTCAAGCAGCGAATCATGCACCGCAGCGCCGTCACCGTACTTGCGCTGTAGGTGCTTCATTTCCAGCAGGTAATCAATCTCTTCGCCGTCTTGGTAGCGCTGCGTCAGCGCTGCTACCTCCCCGCTGTAGGCCAGCTCGTTCAGGGTCTGGACAATCCCCACCACAGAATCCTGTGGCACGGCTTGTACTCCCCGCATAAGCTCGTCCATGATTACCCGCTCTTCCCTGGATAGGTGTCCGGCCCGGAGGTTGAGCATGCTCTGCATCGCATCCCACTGCACTTCCTGGTGCTCCGGGTACGTGTTCCAGTACAGCCCCACCCAGTCCAGTAGGTTCGAAGTATCTGGCGCAAGCATAGACTTAGGAATCTGCTCTCGCAGGCGGTTCCAGACCTTCTGCGTGCACATTGCCTTAACTACTATTAGGTCCAATTATAGCCTCCAGAATCTCTTTAATTTCTGCGTCCTTCGGGTCCGCAGCGAAGTAGTGCTCTCGGCACTGCATGAACGGGCGCAGTGCTCGGCGTGCTGCTGCTACCCCGGCATGCCCTGCCGGGTCATTGTCCAGCATCAGAATCACTTCTGGGCGATTCTGAATCAGCCAAGCCCTCAGCGGCGTGGGCAAGCGTGTACCCAGCATAGCTATAGCCTGCACGTTCAACGCACTGTAGCTCGTAACTGCGTGCTGTATCTTCCGGGCTGACAGATAATCCTCGGTGAGCACGACCTTTAGAGGTGCGGCCGCAGCTACAGCCGGTGCTACGGCAGGTGCCGCGACAGCGAACGCCACCGGATGGCCGTACATTACCCATTTCGGTTGCTGTCGGGCATGCACTGCACGGCCCAGAGCAGCGCTTCCAACACGGAAGATTATCCGCTGTTTCTCTTTGCTCCATTCTGCATCCTCCACCATTTCAGGCATGATTCCCTTTGTAGTCAGGAATCCGTAAATAAAACTCTGCGTTTCCGCAGGCGCTTGGCTAATGCAAATTGCATCTGCAGGTGCAGAGGGCTGCACCCTCGGCTCTTCCCGTAACTGTATGCGCTGGTACTGCTTGTGCTCCTTTCCCACCTGTTTACAGCGGTGGCAATAGTATTCCCAGGCATCCGGGTTATTGTAGAGTACCCCGGCGGCGTCCCTGCCACAGCACCGAAAGCGTGCCCTCTGCCCTACGGCCAGGCGCTTGCACGCTCTAAGCCAGGGCTGGTCCATGTATTACACCTCTTGTATTGCTACCCCTAAATAGTTCTTGTATATACCGCAAGGTACTCCGTGGTCGTCGAGCAGTTCATAATAGGTGAACAGATTCTCTCTCCCCAATGTATCGCGCTCCCCCGCCTCAGTGCGGATGGCGGGATACGTCTTGTCGGGAGTTAGAAACCGTGCAGCCGGATTGTTTCCTTTATCCACCACCTTGATTACGACGGCTCGCACAGCGCTTTCTCCTTACGTTTGATATCCATAGCCATGCGGCGCAGGTCATGTGCCAACTGCAGGGCTGCGTCAGGTTCCATACTATAGCCCACAATGCCGCTATAACTCAGGTTAATAGTTACATTAACTGAATCACCATTGATGCACGCCACCAGCTTGCGCCGTCCGTTTTCTTTTAGGTAAGATACGCTGCGCGGAACCGGCGGCAGCTCATCGTCCTCGGGCTCTTGGTACAGCTCGAAGTTAAGAGTGTACCAGGGATGCTTGTCTTCGCGGTCTACCCATCCATCGACCTGTAGCCAGTAATCGCCGATAACAGAAGTCACAGTGTAGTAGATTTTCTGGCCCAAGTTAGACAGGAAGTGCTCGTCTTTGCCGCAGTCCTTTGTGCGAATAACCTTATCACCAACTTTAAACTTATGCATAATCAACCCTCCACAATATTATCGTATCCGCCCCAGTCTTCTACTACCCGGGTGCCTAGTTCAATCAGTTCTTCTTTGAAGCCATAATCGGAGAACACCATGATGTACTCCGCCGCCCTCGCTGGATTCTCCTGTACCCAGCTAACCAGTTGTTGTTTAGAAAGCTGTGACACTACGCGGAACGCAGCCAGCAATTGCGGGTCCTCGTCCGGGGGCATGTCCCACGGCTGCCGTAAACTGCGCGTTGGAGCAGAGAGCCATTGGTCTGGTTCTACTACCCTAGGATCCCGTTCAATCGGAAGGTGCGAGAACGTACCATCTTGCAGTACCCGATCAAGCACTTGCCCCAGGATGTTCAGATCCAGCACCTCATCCGGGGTGTGCTCGTGCATGTACCCTACACCGACGTTGGTGCACTCAGGAATGATACCAACGAACTCGGCTGAGTCAGTGTACACCCCCCTCTGTAAGTGCTGCTCAGTGCGTCCCAGGCGCTCTGCTAGGGTCTTGGCAAAGGTGTCAGAGCAGCAGCGCATATACCTTTGATGCGTAATGATACCGTCGCCGCGGCGGTCGAAGCTAATCATCGCCTTGACCCCAGTCCAAAACCCAGTGTCGTCCTTGGCCGATGCAGCGCTACCCTCACAGCCAACCTCTTCATCCACGAAGAAGCAGTAGCGTCCGTGCACCCCGCGCTTAATCATCTCTAGCATCAAGTAGATACCAGCACCGCAGTCCGCCCCAAGGCAGTCCGCAACCTGCGGGTTTCTTAGAAACATTACACCGTTGTTAGTAATTGCAACGTCTGGCGCGGCGCTACCAGGTCTGGCTACCGTGTCTAAGTGTGACGTAAATGCTACGTCACTCTGTTCAGAATAACCAATGAGCACGAAGTAGTTGCCATGCGCATCCCTTACGTAGCAGCCCCCACCACCCATCACCTCGCTCAACAACGTCTCGAACCACTTCGTGCTGCTCCAGCTAGGCCGGTGCGTTTGCAGTATCTGCAAGAGCAGCTGCATATCAATCCCATGCGGATTCAAGAACATTAAGCTGCCTCCTCTACTTCTTCATCGTCGTTGCCCAGGTACTTCTCTCCCAAGCAATCAGCTGCATGCTCAGTGAGAATTAACCCGTGCACTGGGTGTTCTTCTGCGTGCTCAATAAGCACCTGCCGGTCCTGTGCATACACCAGTTCTTCTTGGTCGTGCACTACCCCTTCTACCGAACAGTGCTCAATGTCCGCGTCATATACATAAGCGTCGTGGTAATCAGACCAAGTACAGCTCCAACGATTGTACAGACCTTCGCGCCCAACTACGTATACAAACTCCTCCTCTTCAACACAACCGTCACAGACCATTTCATCACCAGCAGTTTCGTGCATGCCATCGACGGGGTAGCGCTCTCCGCAGCAGCAGCACCGAGCAGATTCTGTGCCGACGTAGATGTACCCTTCTGATTCTTGCGCCTCGTACTCGTAGTCGTCACGTATTACAAAGGCGTCACTGCCCTCTTCGTCTACGCCACACTGGCTGCTATCGAGATATGGCATCAGCACTGCGCCGTTGTAGGTTGGGTGCGGTATGCGCGCCAGCATTACCCCTTCGAGACACCCAGTGTTTCTGGTGTACCCGTGCCCCCGCAGGATTGCGTCCGCAGCGTTGCCGTAAGCGCGGACGTACTCGTTAGTTTCGGTGTTAACGATTGCCCGTGCCTGCACTACGAAGTCGTCCCCGAACAGCTCCCCGGTGTACTGGATGAACAGGCGCAGCCCATTATCCGGCAACCCGTGGCTGGTGGTAGCATACGCACGCACAGGGCTACGCCCAAAGGAGTACCCACTCATGCAGCTACCAGGGCCATTCTCGTAGGCATCATACCACTCCTGCTCGGTCTTGCACAGGTACGTTGTAGGGTCTACGTTCATAGCCTTGAGGTCTTCGATAGCATCGCGGAAGTCCACACCATTTCCGTAGTAGTTAGCTAGCCACTTACCTACGCGCATCTCCACGCAACGGTACTCAGTAACTGCGGCGAAGTCCTTGTGCATCCGCGGCTGCCCCAGCATAACGATAGGCTCACCGTTGCGGAAACCGAAGCCCAAAGGTACAGCGAATCTAGACACTACGAAGCCGTGCAACTTCATAAGCAGCGCAGCTACGTTGCCATCGCGGAGGTGGCGTCCGTAATCGTAGCCAGTGTATAAGCGGCGCTGCTGCTCTCCTGGTGCAAGCATAATGCGCTCGAATAACTGCACGGCCTGCTTGTGCACCTTGTAACCGGTGAACTCTTCTACACTAGCAACTACGCGCTCAACCACTACATCATCGCCCTCGTAGAAGTCGCGGCGGCGTTCCCAGAACTTGCTGTCGATGGTACGGCGCGCTGGGGCAAAGAGTTCGTAGAAAGTTCCGCTGTTAGACAGGTCCACTCTTTGCAACGGGCCAATAGTCCGCATTACTTCGCGGTAATTGGGGTGCAGTATCCCGCCTATAGTTACCTCTAATCCAGGAGTGAGCGCGCTGACAGTACGGAGACCCATAAGCGCCTGCAGTGGACCTTCGTTGTGATGGTGGTCAGCACCTTGCATTTGCAAGTTCTGGAACGGGGTCCAGTAATCACCGCTGGAATACATCGAACATTTCATTGGCAGTGCGTTTGCACCTTCCGGTAACACTACTTTCCATTCGATAGGCGCTGTGTTAGTTTCCTGCATTTTCGTTTGCTCCTGAGTTAATAGAACTTCATCGTGCACTAAGGGTTTAGCGGGCATACCACGCAGCAAGTTTTTGCTGCTTATAATAGGCGCGTACTGCTGCCTTAAATCTTGTATAAGCTCCACGATACCCGTACCGTAGGAGTGCTGCGACCACATCGAACGCAATGTGCTCTTGCAATCTGCGCGCGGCAGACTCTGTATACTCTCGATAGGTTGTGAGAACAGTGCCAATACCCTCTTTTCTAACTCGGAGTAATCGACGCTCAACTGGTACGATTTGCTTGAGTTCATTAGGAACCTCTTTGAATGTTTCCCAAGTGCAGCCGCACTTGCCCTGCGTTTCCAGCAGACGCCAGCACAGTAGCGCTGTTTCGTCTACTGTGAGCATGCTTTGTCCTTGAATACCACGTTGCGGGCCACGAGTACAGGGTGTACCTCTAACAACATATCAATGGCGCGGAGATGGGATAGCATCCAAACTTTGCGCCTTTCGTTGTAAAACCAGACGTTGGAATATAGGGAGGTATTGATTGCAACCCGGTGATACACACCAGCCCTTTTATACACATCGTACTTAATCATACTACACCCCGCACATTAAACCGGAAGCAGTAGCCGCGCAGGGTCATACCCAGGCGCTTTGCTTGCTTCTCATAGTGCTGGCGCAGTGCTGCCCTTGCGCTGTACTCTCGCGCCAGCCCGTCGATTGTTTGTTGCTGCTTGCGCATCAGCAGCGTCTCAGGATTCTTTCCGTGCATACCTAACCTCAGATTTCGTTGTTGCTCTTGCCATCCACAGTGAGCGTCACGGCGGCATCAGGGTATTGCTCTTGCACTGCCGCAAGGATACGCGCTCCCAGCTCTTTGCAACCACCCTCGGGGCCTTCAAAGAGGTCGTAATCAGGGCGCGGCTGCGGTTCCTGCGCCGCCGGTTGCTGCAACTGCACGGTGCAGTAAGGCACCGGGTTGTTTACGTCGCTGCCTAGCACAAGCATAGCGCTGGTCACAATAATATTGAATACGTTAACCATATAGTTGTCTCCAATCGGTGATGATGCCAAGATTCACGGCGTCCAGCACAGTGCGGGCAGCCATTTCGGTGTTAGTGTCGACGATATCCAGCGGGCATGCTTGCTTAGTGTCCCGGTCGGAGAATATCAGCACAGAGAAGTTGTATTCTTGTACTTGATTGCACCAACCAAGCCATAGGGCATGCCCCGGATAAATCATGATTGCTTTCATACGAAACCTCATACGCCAGTTGCATTCACATAGCGCCCCGTAGGACGCTATAGGCTTGCCACTATACGTATTCCCCTAATCCCTCATAGTACCACTTGTTGTGACGGCCCCGGGTAGGGATATCGAAGGCGTCAGCATCGTTAGCCGCAGGGCACAATGCCCACCACTTGATAACCGGAACTTTATAAATCATGCTGCCACCTTCAAAGTTGCGTCCAGTACAGCGCGTACATCCACACCCTGCGATACCAGCATAGACACAAGGTCAGCATCGCTTACACCAGTCTCTTTGGCCTTCTTGATGGCGTTTTTAACGCGCCCCAGCGCTTGCAAGCGCACTGCATCGGCATCCAGCGCGTCATTCTTCACCTGCTCCGCTTCGGCGGCGTACAGGGCCATACAGGAGCTATAAAAGCTGGCTACAATCACTTCGCGTCCCTGCTTGTCAGCTTGTTTATAGTCCAGACGCATAGTGTCCAGTTCGATGCCCAGCTTCTCAGCCGACGCATAGCACTTTTTAGCGTTGAATTCGTACTTGCCGGACTCTTTGTTGAACTTGATAGGCAGCAGAGTACGCAGCACCATATCAAAGTCAGCGGCATCACTGCGCTGCATATCCGTAGCCCAGGATACGTTGCTACTGATAAGGCCGTGAAACAGCGCGCTGATAGTGATGTTACGCTTTGCTTCCACTACGTCGCCCAGCGCTTTACGAATGCTACCCGCAGCGGTGAGCTTGAATACTTTACCTGTTGAATGAGTCATAATGCACCTCGTTGATTGATTTACTATCGGTTAATTTCACATAGCGCCCCGCAGGACGCTATAGGCTATTAACCTTCACCGTAGCCAACCATTTGGCACCTCCCTAGTTGCTTAGGTAATTACTTCACATAGCGCCCCGCAGGATGCTATAGGCTGTAATTAGTGTCCGAACTGTCCTTTGCCTATCTAACCCCCTAATTGTGAATTTACAGTGTACCAACCTTGCGGGGCCTTACTGCTGCCCTTTGTTTTGGTCTTACCGCGTACATTCGTACTGAATGTAGCGGATTGCTTTGTCCGCATATACCCTGCGCGGTTCAGTGCATCCCGGCGCTTTCTCAACTCGGAGCCTGATAGCTTCTCAAGCCCCTCGAATTGTTGTTTCAACTTATCTTTGTATTTCATGCTGCACCTCAAAGTTAATGATTAACGCCCTAGCAGTATTTAGCAGGACGCTAACTCTTAACCTTGTTACCCACTGCACTACCGTGGAACCTGTGGTCAGGTCTCGACACTATTCTTTTACGGGGCAGTGTCTCAGCGCCCCGGTAGTGTTCGGCTTCTCAGCCCCGCCCTCTAGCCCTATGGCTCCGTTGCGGTCTTGCTTTTTAACTGGTTGTATAGGATGGGTCGTCATCGCACCAGTCAAGGTGCTGGGCCTCCCCGCAAACCAGCTTACTACGTTGTTCGCTATCTAAGTTACTCAGTGAATCGGAACTTGTCAAGCGTTTATTTCTTACTGCCTTGGGAGCCTGTTAACCTCCCCCGTGAGCTGTAGCCCCTCAGCGGGCGACACTTTGCGTCCTGCATTACTCCGCCTCAGCGGTACACTAGCGGGCTAGTCAGGCCCTTGTTAGGTTGTAGTACCTTCCCGAACTGCTACCGTGGGAGCCGGTAGCGACCCTTACTGCTTACTTCGGGATTCAAGCTAGCCTATGTTCTTCGCGGTGTCAACTCTTTTTATCGAGTATATAACCCTTCACACTATCTAGCTTTAATCCAGCGGAGCCTCCCGGCTCGGCCCCGGTTAGCCTAGCTAGTCGCTAGTGCCTCCCGGTGATTGAACTATAGCCCTATCGAACCAAAAGAAGTAAGTATTATTTTAAACTTTTTATCACTAAGAGCAAAAAGGGTAAGCAGGGCAAATACTTAGGGCCATACTCAACCAATCTAGGGATAGCACTGTGCTGGCACTAGCTGTAGCCACTGCTAGCCAGCGCTAGCCAATACTATCTAATACTACAAAGAGCAGAACGCAGTGGCGTAACGAGAGTGAAGCCACGTAGTGATGCGGTGACTGTGTAGGTATGTCAGCCTACTGCGTAGGCACAGGGACATACTAGGGAGTGCATAGTGAGTAGTAGTGTATATAGTGTCCCTAAACCCCTCCTACTCCGGTTACTTCATTTCATAATAGCTTTCGAATGAAAGTAAGAGCAAAGGGATAGCATTGGGATAGCGCTGGAGTGTGCTGGAGTGTGCTGGAGTGTGCTGGAGTGTGCTGGATAGTGGAAGTGCGCCCCAGTGTGGAGCGCGCAGCGTAGCACAGAATCGGCACAATGTAAAGCACTAATGATAGCCATTGGATAGCCTAGTATGTACTAGGGATAGCACTAGGGATAGCACTACAGCGCACTAGCTGGCCCACTATGGCCCCACTACTGGTCCCACTACTGGTCCCACTA